AGATTAGGATAGTGTGAAGGTATTGAAGTAGTTTTGTGTTCTAATACTATATATATTATGGGAGTTGTTTGCAGACTAAAAAGAGTAATGAAAGATAATGATTTAGACCATGAACAAGTAGCAACGGGGTTAAATTGGTCAATAGGGGAGCTGAAAACTATCCTTTATGAGTTCCAAAACCCCACCGAAAATCAGAAATTATCTATCCAAAATTGGATTGATGAAAGCGGTTTAGATGTCATAAAAGTAAGAAAATGGAACGGGTTTTTCGTGTGTTCAGACCCCGAATTATCCAAAATTTTAGAGGATTATTATGCTAATTTAAAAAAATAAATTTGTTTTTTAATTCTATTTGTAATACTTTTGTATTATAAATAGAATTGTATATTTGATATGGCAAAAGGAAGTAATAAAACAAAAAATGTAAGTATAAGGTTTGACATTGAAAAAATAGAATTTTTGATGACAAAGAGAAATTGTAACTCATTTCAAAAATGTGTAGATTATCTTTTGGATAAGTTTTTTTGGGAAATGGGTGGGGATTGTTTATCAACTATTCCTATGCAAAATACTAATCATAATACTAATTTAACGCTTACTAATCCTAAAGAACAATTATTACATCAACCGCAAAAAGAAACCCCTATACAATTAGGGGTTTACGAATCGTACAAGTTAGAGTTTAGCAACGCTAGAAGTGCTGATGATATTGCAATCACTTTACGAGAGATGAAAAAAGAAAGTTTATTGCCAAAAGAAAGAATAGAACTAGAGGCTTTTGCAACACAAGTTTTTAATGACAAAGGATTTTATCACGATTAAATATAAGCAAAATGCAAGAACAAAAAATGTATTCAGCAGAATACGGTAATCAAAAGTTTAGTGAGTTATTAAAAGAATTTAACAATTTAGTAGAACAAATGCCAAAAGCAGAAACAATTAAATTGAAGTTATTAGAAATTAAAGCTAAGGCTACCGATAAAGAGGCAGACTACTTTACGGTAAGGCAACGTGCCGCAATAGTTGATAGAGTAGATAACTATCTAAAGGGGATTTATGGAAATACTAAAACAAAAATACAATTATCAATAAATTAAAAATTATGCAAGCAACTGAAATGTTTGAAAGAACAAAAGAGGCATTAAAGAGAAAAGAAGATGCGCCTTGTACTGAAAAAGAAAAAAACTCTATTGAGTTTGTGATAGATAAAATGATTAACCGTGCAGATAGTGGCGGTGATTGTGTTATATTAGATACTTTTCTAAGTGAGAAACTAACTTTAACCTACAAAGTAAGACACGAATTAAAAAAGTTAGGGTATAAAGTAGAAAAAAATTCAGACCAAGTTGGCACTTATTTTATTTCTTGGAATCAAGAATCAATTTTAGACGGAGTAACATTATAAACAAACCCCAATAAAACATTAAACTCATGGGAAAAGATTTAGGCAGAGAAGCGATAGCGATTATTATTTTGGTTTTAGTCTTGGGGGCTTTGGGGTTTTGTCTTTATAATGGGATTATTGAATACACTAAAAACTTTTAAAATGGGAGACGAATCGAAGTGGGAAAGTAACGTAGAAAAATTGTTATCACACCCCGACTACAAAATAATAAGTAAATTTGGAGATGTAAGTGAAGGTTGGTTTAGACTTAACTACAAACAAAAAGAAGCTTACATTAACTCTCACGATAGTTGGGATTCTATTGAAGCTATTTGTAAAGAACTATTAGGCAACCATTAAGGTTGCTTTTTTTATTATGGGAAAAGAAAACAAATTAACCTACGCAGAACAATTACTAACTCCCGAATGGAAGAAACGTAGGTTGGAAATATTAACACTAGATGGTTTTAAATGTAAGAAGTGTGGCAGCACTCATGTACTTCAAGTACATCATAAAAAGTATATAGGCTCTAGGATGGCTTGGGAATATGAAGATAAGTATCTGATAACACTTTGTCGTGATTGCCACAAAAAGGAACATAGGATAGACAAAAATGGAAATAAGATTAAGCAACCACCTACACCAAAGTATAAGCAAAAGAAAAAAAAGAATAAACCACCTAAAAAGAAAACAGAAACAAGAATTGAAAGGCTAACTAAGGAATGTAAACTAACCAATCGTGATAAGGATTTACAGAAAAGATATGACAAATTAAGAAACGAAGGAAAGATTAAATAAAAAATCCCCGCTTAAAAAAGCAGGGATGTAATCTAACCATAACCAAAATGAAAACACTTATGTTAAAATAGGGATTGTTGTTTGTTACTTTCGATAGCGGATAGTAGGTTTTTTTTGGCTAAATCAAAATAGCTTTCTTTTAATTCAAAACCTACCCCGATACGACCCATTTTAACCGCTTGAAATACCTCACTACCAATACCCATAAAAGGAGTAAATACTTTATCTCCTTTATTACTATAAAGATGTATTAATCTTTCAATAGTATCTAATTGTAGAGGACAAATATGCTTTTCATCATTACCGTCACGCCCATCACGATACCCTTGTAAGGTATTGCCATAGTTAATGTCCATCCAAACGGGCGAAGCATATTTTTGCCATAAATCTACGGGTATATCTGTATTCGTTACAGGGTTTTCTCTTTCGCCATCTTTCCTAAATATCATTACATAATCGGGTATTCCCACACGGCTCATAGTGCTATCCTTCTTTACTTGCTTATGAAGTAACCCCAAAGCCTTAGTCCTTTGCATTTCTACTACTGGGTCTTTCCAAATTGTAACACGACTATGATAAATAAAGCCAACTTCTTCAAAACATTTTAAAAGTAATCCGCTAAAGTCACGAAGCCCAATAAATCCATGTTTCCCCTTTTGTATTGGTAAGTCCATGCAATGCACACAAACATTACGCCCCGACTGCATCACTCTGTAAAGTTCTTTTGTAAGGAATGAAAATTGTGTTAAAAACTCATTGTAATCCTTACTATTACCCATATCTTCCAAGTGGCTAGAATATGTATATAATTCAGCAAAAGGAGGGCTAAAAACAGATAACCCAATACTTTCATTGGGTAAATCTTTTATTAACTGAACACAATCGCCTCTCTTTATTTTATAGTTTTCATTATCTACACTTTCAATGTTATATACTGCGTTGCTTAATATTTCATTGTTTAAATTAGCGTTTATAGCTTTTGCCATTTCTTGTTGCATAATTTCAAATTGTTTTTGTTTCCTGTCAATAGACTGTTTTACATTAGTCATTGTATCTGTTGTGATTAAATAAATGTTTACTTCTTTCTTTTGTCCAAAACGATACGAACGGCGTATAGATTGATATAAACCTTCAAAGCTAAAATCTAAAGAAGCAAATATTTGATTGTGGCAGTTTTGAAAGTTCATACCCATTGCGGCAATCTTAGCCTTAGTAATAAGTATTTTAAAGTCACCATTAGCAAATCCTAATAGTTTATCTTTTTTCCATTCATCACTATCACTACCTTTTACTTCAATAGCATCAATCAAATGTCTTTTAAGATATTCGCCTTCATCATTGTGCTTAACCCAAATAATATAAGTTTCATCTGAGTTATTCAATACTATATCAATAACTTCATCAAGTCTTTCTTTTTTAGTTTCTCTTAGTTCTTGATTAAAGTTAGTTGCAGAAATAGCAGTATCGTTGTAAAGTTTGCCGTTAAGTTTTACTGGAGTTATTATTTGCTTTTCAATTATATTTAACTTAGGCAAATTATATCCATCCATTGCAAAACCAATATCACTAGGGTTATTTAGCATGATTGACCATGTGCCAACAAACTGATAAAACAATTTAGTAGCGTGTCCTTTAAGCCTCCATTTAGCAGTTTCACCACCATCATGCACGAAATACATTGCAAGCATCTCATTACGGCTCATAACGTCTAAAAATTCGCTATGGTTGCCAAGTTCCATTGGGTCGTTAGGTGATGGGGTAGCAGTACACGCCAATTTATAATGGGTATGCTTAAACTTTTCTAGTAGTTTCTTTTTAATTTCACCCTCAAAGTTTTTAAGTATTGAAGATTCATCCAACACAATACATCCGTAAATACTACAATCAATATTATCTATTTGCTCGTAGTTGTTTATGTGAATGTTAGTAAGGTTAATACCAAACTTTTCACCCTCTTGTTTTGTCTGTCCTGTAACTGCCAAAGGTGCAAGTATTAAAGATGGTTTCTTAGTTTTACGGGCTGCACACTCTGCAAATACTAATTGCTGCAAAGTTTTACCTAGACCACAATCTTCAAAGATAGCATACTTACCTGCCTTCAATGCTCGCTTAACTACAAACTTTTGAAAGTCGAATAAGTTAGGATTGAGCCATTTTTCGGGTACGTCAAAGCCGCTTTCAATGTGCGTTTTCTGCTTCGACTTTAAAAACTCTTTGTAATCTTCCATTTTTTTTTAAATTAAAATAGCCCCTAAAAACCAGTACTTTGTCGCATAAAGTACCAATCTAAAGGGGCAATAAGTTTAATGATACAGATGCGACCTGTATTATTTATTGCAAATATAATGTAACTAAACCTTTTCTTCAAAAGTAATTTCTTCCCCACGATATAAGGCATCAACTATTTCTTCTATTAGTTCTCTTTTAGTGGGGTCTAGTAACGATATTTTATTCATTATTTCGGGGATTGCTAACGCATCACTATTCCATTCTAATCTTACCCCATCACGAACTTCTTTTGGAAATGCAGGGATTGATATAAAGTCTAGGTAGCACCAATCTATTTTCTTCTTATACCTTTCTGCTAACTTTTCAGCATCGGTGTCGGGCATTTCACGTTTTAGGTCATCCCAATATTCCTTTGCTATCTTTAAATGGTGAAAGGCACTTATAATGTTACTTCTTTGTTCTGACATGATTGATAATTATTTTAAGGGGAATCTTTGCCAATGAACCCCCACTTGATAAGTAATATATTTAGCATCTAATTCATCTTTAGCTTGATGTAGTTGTTCATCGGAGTGCGTTCCCTTTATTGGTAGTAAAAATACTTCCTTACGGGGTTTATTCACTTCGTAGCTTATGCCATTAGTTGTTTGGGGGAATGTCATAGTAGTGTTAGTTGTTTAGTGTTAGACTGTTGTAGTATACCTCTTGCTGTGTTAAAAATAGTTAAGCCTGCTTCGTAATCTACTAGGTTGCGGGCTATTTTATCTAGTCTTTGCGTTCCCTTATATTTAGTAAAATCGTAATCGTGAAATTTAGATAATTCGCTAACTTTAGAATAAATAAAGTTTTTAGCTTTTCTATCCCCTAAATCAGTAGGAAGTTTAAAGTTAGTCCAATAAAGGTGTCTACCACGTTCTTGTGCATGTATTAAAGGTTCATAATAAGGGATGACATTTTCAACACAATATTTGCCATCAAAAAAATTATCTAAAAATATTATTTCTTGATAAAGTTTCATGTCGGGATATGTTGCGGGGCTTTTTCGTTCGCCTTCGCCTGTATTTGTTTTTCTCATTCTACTATGACTAGGACACGGTGGACTACTCCAAATAAAATCAAACTCTTTATAATGGTCTAATAAATATTGGTGAGCATCTGCAACTATTACAGTATCATTGGGGAAACGTTCTTGATAAAGTTCTGCAAGTACGGGGTCTAATTCAACTGCTGTTACATCGCAATTTTGCCATTTATATCTATTTCCTCCCAAACACGAGTAGAGGTTTAAAACCTTTAATTTACTATTCTGATTCTCCATATTCATCTTTATCTTCTAGTGGGATTAGTGAATGTCTTTTGCCTAATTGTCTGTGAAGTATGTCGTATTTTTTGGGATTGTTTTCATCCCCATTAAGCCTACGATTACGTTCATATTGTTCTTCTCTTTCATCGTGGGGCAAGATTGAATTTAAGTTTATTGTTCCCATAACATTAAGCTGTTTTAGTTAGTTTAGTAATCTGTATTGGTTGTCCAAAGATACCTCGTGGGGTTAGCTTCTTTATTGTTTGCCTTTGCTCGAAGTTTTTTTGGTTAAGTTGGGATATGGTATAATCCTTCTTTTTTATTTCCCTTTTCATTTCCAATATTTCCCCAACCAACTTAGTATTTTCTTCTAACAAATCTTCATAGTTACCTTTTGTAACGGGTAGTATGTTTAAGTGGAATTTAAGGGCTTCTATGTCGTTTAATGTAACGGGGTCTTTTATGTCAATAAGCCCCTTAATTAAGCTATGAGAGTGGATAATAGTAGAGTGGTCTTTACCGTTTTCTCTATGTTTGGAAACAAGAATTTCCCCTAATGATATAAGACTAAACTTAAAATAAACCCTACCTACATAGCAGTAGTACTGTCTTATCTTTACCTTATCCCTCTTTCTTGAAAAAGAATTTATATCATTGGGGTTCTTTCCAAAACACTCGCATACTTCCTCAAATAGTTGCTGTGGTGTTGTGATTACTTGCATTTCTTTTTAATTTTAGATGTGCCTACAAAAATAGCGATTGCTGTTCAAACTTACCCCCAAATATCGGTGAAGGGGTTGTCTTTTTTTCTACTTCTATTTTAGGTAACTCAATGCCTACTAAAGCCTTATGTACAAATGCTTCTCTTCCTGACGGGGTTTTCTTTTTTTTGTTTAGCCTTTCAACTAATCCCAACTCAATCATAGCTAACAATCTTCTCGACACTTGGTTCTTTTCTAACCCCGCTACATCTGCTATTTCAGTATAGATACTTTCCCCCTTAATATTTAAAGCAGCAAGTATCTTTTGAAAGTGTATTACTCGCATTTCTTGGGTCATTTCACGATTAGCCGCCAATGACGTTTCGGGCATCTTTTTCTTTTGCATTTTCTTTAATTTTAGTGTCGATGAATAATTTTACCATTTCCCAATGTTCTATGTCTATAAAACACTTTTCATCAAAAGGGGAATTGAAATCGTTGGTGAAGATTATGTTTCCAAACCCCACTTCAACGGAATTGTGCTTATCGTATTTAAAAATTTCTGCCATTACAATGTTTGTTTTTCTTGTGCCATATAATACGGAATATTTCCCGAACTGAAATAAACTTTTTGACCCTTCTTAAACCCCGTTTCGTATTGATAGACGTGCATTTTGCGCCACATCCGTTTTCCATCAGGGGCTATGTCACTATCTCCCACATACTTTACCTTCATTCTTTCAAAAACAAAACTATCAGGGGGAGTGAATGTTTCTTGTGACATAGTTGTAAGTTTTATAGAAAAATATAATTTCTATGTTACTTTAAGCGTTTCAACGGTTTTTGCTTGTTACCAAGTCTTATTTAACCTCTACGCTCGTTTTAGCATCTCAACTCCGATGCAATTAATATTTATTGAAGCGTTTAAATCCCTATCCATTTCGTGTCCGCAAACGTCACAATGATACTTTTCTATTTGTCTTATTTACCTATATTATATCAAGGTCTTTTAGGAATGAAATAACCACTTATCGGATGATGTACTTCAATACCTAAGCTATCTGAAATTAGTTTATTTATGTCTAAGTCCTTTTTAGTTTTTTTCGGTTCAATACTCTGTTCTACTTGTTCTAACCTTCTTTCTAAGTCAGTTATCCTATCTACTAAAACATTTATATCCTCATGTATCGAAGGGGCTTTAGGTAATTCACTATGTACAGAAGGGGTTTGTTGCTTTAATTCTACCCAAGTACCTTCTTTTATAAAGTCATCTATAATACCAACGTGCCAACTATTTCCTAACCTACCTTCTTCGGCAGAAGTATAATAATTAGGCATATCCGTTTTTCTTAGTGTAAGAATCCTACCCCCGTATCTAACTTTCACACCACTATAATCTCTCTCTTCTTTTTTAGGTGGATTTTGCTTAACATAACGTTCCCACTTGTACCACCTATCTTCAAAACCATCAAACTCTGTGTTTCCTAAAAACCACTTAACATACTCATCACTAAATAATTGTTCTTTACTGTTTGCCATTTTTTTATTTTTTAGGTTGTTTTAAAAAACTCTTTTAGAGGCTCAAATTTCAAAGATAATTTTATTTTGAATAGAATGTAAGCAAAATAGATTAAGATTGAAATTTGAGCCGCTTGGTTAATTAATTTGAGGGTTTGTCTGCAACTCCCAATAGCTGAATGTTATTTACTCTTATTCCTACACTTAAAAATTCTTTACCATCATCGTTTACGAACTTTTTTGCGTAAGGTTTCCCCTCTACATAAACTTGTTGCCCTTTTTTTAGATAAGGGGCGATAGCAACACTCTCACTCCAATAAGAACAATCGTGAAAATCCGCCTTATTAACTTCTACACCATTTGCATCCTTGTACCTTTCGTTTACCCCAATGCTGAAATTAATAACTTTCTTACCATTACTCTCTGAAACTAATGCGTCTCTAGTGAGGTTTCCGATTACTTGAAATCTACTTAATGCCATAACTGTTTGTTTTTTTTGTTTTACTATTTATTGATTGTTAAAAAATTTATAAACCTTTTACTTCTTTTATTTTTGCTCTGACTATTTCTATATAGTCGTGTGCTTCTAAGTTATTATCAAAAACCCCAATTAAAACCCAATCACTTTTTCTTTTTGTTACTAACAAGTATTTTAAGTTTGAGTTAATGTACTCAATAAGGGTTTCGATATGGAAGCAGTTTTGACTTAAAGAATAAAGCGCAACCGACTTTACTCCTATTTTTTCATCTACAATTTTACCTTTTGTCATAATTATTATTTTAAAGTTTTTTAAAATTATTATCCCCAACCCTTTTCTTCATTATCTGTTTCATAATGATTTTTAACAGGGGGGAGAAATTGCAACTTATTTTTAATATTCCTTTCAACACCTAATTCATAAAACTCCATTTTTTCGCCATCAAATCCTATTTTATATTCCCCTAGCATACCATCTCTCCACTTTGCTACGATAATATCAGCTTCATTTTCTGTTGATTGTTGACCTATTACCATATTATTTTCTAATATATCACGTTCTTTTATACCACTCATATAATCTCTATGTAGCAATAAAACAGCATCCGCATCTTGCTCTATTGCGCCACTTTCTCTAAGGTGATAGAGTTTTGGTTTTTTATCTTTTTCTGTTTCAGAACCCCTATTAAGTTGCGCTAAAAGAATAATAGGTATTTTTATTTGCATTGCTAAAAGTTTCAATCCACGACTAAGTTTAGCTACTTCACGTTCTCTATTTTGACCTTTAACTTCATTAGTGTCTATCAACTGCAAGTAATCAATAAAAAGTATTTTAAGGTTATGTTGTGCTTTTAATTTCATTGCTTTACCCCTAATATCCAACATATCAACGTCTGCTGTATCTGAAACATAAATAGGAAGCTCTGACATTGATTTCATTTCTTCATACATCTGTACCCTTTCCGTTTCCTCTTCCATTCGGCTACGATATATTTTCCAATACTCTATACCTGTTTCCATAGATGCAACACGGCAAGCTAATTTTATGTCAGACATTTCAAGTGAAATAATGCCAACGCATTGTTTTTTATATCCAAAAACATCTATATTTCTAATCGCTTCATCTTTAAAATATTGTGCCGCAGATTTAGCTAACTTAATCAACATAGCAGTTTTACCAACTGATGGACGTGCTGCTAAAACAATCAAATCGGTATCTGCAAACCCCCCGTATATTTTATCTAATATACTAAATCCTGTTGGCACTCCAAAGCTAGTTTCAAACTTCTTATCTATTAAGTGCTTATCTAATTTAATCATTATAGCAGTCATATCTAACCAATCATCACTTGCCTTTATTGATGAAAGTTTGTCTAGTTTTTCTTTCATTTTGACTATACCTTCAACACCATCTTTGCCCATGTAAGATGCGTTTTTAGTCATAGCTAAAAGTTCTCTTTCAATATACATCTGCCTAACTAACATAGAATGATATTCTAAGCTAGATGTTCCTACAACAGCATTTGTACAAACGGTAACACCGTAAGCTAGTGGTTCGCCATTCGGGAGTAGCTTTAAATCTTTTTTCCTTGCCAAATAACTTACTACCGAAAGAATATCGTTTGGAAATGAAAGTTCAAATAATTCTTCAAGCGTTTTGAATATTATTTTATTATTCTCACTATAAAACATTTCACTATTTAAAATATTTCTAACCCTTCCGTAAGCAGTATCTTCTAACATACAAGCCCCAACTATTGCTGTTTCTATTTCAATATCGTAGTGTAAGTGCTTTTCAAACATAATTAAGAAAATTTATCCATCAATTTTTGTAAATCCTCACCTTGATACTGTGGTATATGGCTTCCATTCGATTTCTTAGTGCTATTTAAGGACGCATCTGACATAAACTTAGGTAAACTATTGACGAAGTGTTTTTTAAGCCCTGCAACAGCTTTATAATCGTCCTTAACCTCTATATCAGAAATGAATTTTGTTATATAACTGTCTAAAACTTCTTTTTTAATACTTTTTTCTTGGGATATTTTCATTTGCCAAACAGTATCATTTAAAAAGTTTTTCTTTTCTACTTCCCAATCTATTTTTATTCCCTCATTGTTTGGTTTATTATTAAGATTGTTTTTAGCCCACCTTTTAAGTCTTAATCCAACATTAAAGGTTGTTTCAAATTCCCACCTCATTTTAGTTCCATTCGGTTTTGTTTCCCTCCAATAGTCGTAAAATTCAGCTAAAATTTCTCTAGGATATATTTTTTCAAACTCTTGAAGACTTTTGCCGAAGGCTATTTTACGTTCTTCCAAATTGAGATTTGCCCTTTCTTTAATTATATCTTCTTTTATATCAGTTACAGTTACATTAACAGTATCATTAACAGTAACAGCGATAGAAGCGACACTTTCTTTCGGTATGGCATTATTTTTATCGCTATCCGATACGGTGCGATTAATCTTCCTTTCTATTGCAATCTTTTCTGCTTCTTCTAACGTTATTTTATTACTAATAACTTGCCTGTGTAAGTCTTTATTCCACCTTTTAAGATTACCTAATTTCCCCCCATTTATCTTTTCTTCTATCTCTGTTTCCCAACTTTTTAAGTCACGTTTTAGCTGTGTTTTTATTGGTTCAAAAACTAATTCAAGTATAAAATCAATAGGTACAGGGTTTTTGTCATTTACATATTCGAGTATAAGTAAAAACAATTCGCCACCGTAATTAGTACCATCAACCCTATCTTTCTCTACAAGTTTATTTACTACGTTTATTAAATCGCAGTATAGTAAAAATGATTTCTTATCGGCAGCCATTTTATTATTTTTCTAGTTCTGAAAGTTCATTATCTATAAATTCTTTGAAAGATTCCCACTCGGTTCTTTTAATAACCATAATACTACCACCACCTGTTTCATATCCAAAATCTTCTATAACAATATCGTTATTGATATTTATAAAAGACATATATGTTTCGTTTTCACCCGCTAATTCTATTTTTTTATGTATTACTGCCATAGTTAATTGTTTTTAAAAGTTAGTGCCTAGTATTTCGTTTATCTTTTTTAAGTTTTCATCTGTAAGGTCACGGTCTTTTGTTAGTACTAAAGAGAAGTGAGTGTCAGATAATCCCAATTTATCCTTTAACCATTTTTTCTTAATTCCTCTTTCATCTAAGTGTGCGATTATTAAATCACGAGGGTCTTTTTTTTGTTCTGCCATAATTTTTTATTTTTTATTGATTTGAAAATGCAAACATAGTAAAAAAACATTTACATAAGAAATTTATTTTTCACGGTAATTTTTATTTTTCTATTCCAATATATTTTATTACTTTTGTCCCGTACAAAAAAAAAATGAAAATTATGAGTAAAGAAAAAGATTTGTTAGTGGGGGATGAAAACAAACTAACCCCACTAGAAAAAGACTTAAACACCTTCTACGAAAAGTTCCATAGAAAAGGGAAATCAGTAGATAGTAATGAATGGGGGCTTGTTTACCATAATGTCCCACTAGGGCTATCAAGAGATTTTAAAATCGAGTGTGAAAAAATAATTAACGAAAACGGTTTGAACCTTAAAGCGGAACTTGTTTCCGAAAACGGGGTTTTCGTGAATCAATGTGTAATTTTTAAAAAATAAATAAAAATGGCTAAAGAATTAGAAAAACAAATTGAAATACTAAAAAAGTATAAAGTAAATAATTATGAAATTAAAGAGGGATTAATTACGATTAACGGTTCTCTTGATTTGAGTTCACTTACATCAGCCGATAAGGACTTCTTGAAAGGCACTACGATTAACGGTTCTCTTTATTTGAGTTCACT